GAAAACGCACGTCAACTACATGCGCGCCAAGTCGCTGCCGGCCGAGTACATGCCGCAGGTGATGCATGGCCACCTGGTTTCGAGCGCCAGGCATTCGATCTTCTGCAGCGGCGACGACCGGCTACCGGAAGGTCTGGATGCCTTCTACGTTGAATGCAACGTCAACGATTTACCAATGGAAGAGTACGAAAGAGCGCTGACCAAATTTCTTGACCAGGTCAGCAAGGTCGAAATTGAACTGAAACTTATGATCGAGGGGAAGCTGTGAATACCACTACCAAATCCGAGCAAAACGCTCTCACCCTGCCAGAGCGTGCCGCTGTCGCACTAGGCTCCAGCAAGACCGAAGTCGACTTGCGCGAGCTGGTCAAGCAGTCGGTCGACATCGTGACCGTCAACAACGCGGCGGGGCGCGACCAGGCACACCGGATCGGAATGAACCTGAAGAATGCGCGGGTGGCGATCGAGAAGACCGGCAAGGCCGCGCGTGAAGACGCTACCGCTTTTAGCAAGGCGGTCATCGCCGAAGAGAAACGCCTGGTGAATATCATCGACGGTGAGGAAGAGCGCGTCTTTGCCCTGCGTGACAGCTGGGACGCGAAGATCGAAGCCGAGCGCCAGGCAAAGATCGACGCCGAAATCGCGCGCACCAAAGCAATCGCCGATGCGATCGCTGGGATCCGCGAGCGCGAGACCGACGTTGTTCGCAAGTGCAAAACGGCAGCCGACACCCAGGTCGAGATTGATGGCCTCGAAGCATACCAAATCACTAAGACAGTGTTCCAGGAGCGCTACGACGACGCGGTCAACGCGAAGGAAGTCACGCTGCAGGTGATGCGACAGGTGCTGACCAGTCGCATCGACGATGAGCGCGCGGCCGCCGAAGCGAAAGCCGCTGCTGAAGTCGAGGCCCAGCGCCTGGCCGACGAACGTGCCGAGCTGGCTAAACTGCGCGCCGAGCAGGCCGAACGGGACCGCTTGGCGAAAGCAGAGGCCGACCGCGTGGCAGCAGAGCAAGTCTTAGAAGCGGCCCGCCTGCGAGCTGAAGCCGCTGCGCAGACAGCTGAGGTCAACCGCCAGCGAAAGGAGGCCGAGGCCGCACTGCGCGCCCAGGGCGAGGCACAGGAAGCCCTGGCGCGCAAGGAGCAGGCCGAGCGCGATCGCGTAGCGGCAGAGGTCAAGGCCCAGCTCGAAGAGCAGGCGGCAAAGGTGGCTGCTGATCGTCGTCAACTGGAGGAAGAGCGCGCAGCTGAGGCCAAGGCCAAACAAGACGCATCTGATGCCGAGGCCGCCCGGGTAGCTTCTGAGGCAGAAAAACAGGCTGAGCGCGACGAACTGGCAAAGACGGCCAGCTATCCGACCGCCGAGCGTCTGCTGCTGTGCGTGGCCAGCGAGTTCCAGGTAGACCGCATCGAGGCGCTGTCCTGGCTGCGCGCGGCTGACTTCGAAACCCTGGAAACCTAAATGCCAATCGCGCGCATATCCGCCTGGATCGCCATGGCCTGCAAGAGTCCCGACTTTTGGCGCTTTCTGCAGGTCTCGGACGAAGCAGCTGCAGCCGACAAAGTGCGCAGCCTGTGCGGCGTGGTCTCGCGCGGCGAGTTCGACCGTGACCCTGAGGCTGCGCAGCGTTTCCACCAGATTATCCGTCGTCCCTTTATCGAATTTTCCAACCCACAATGAAAGGCACCACCATGAGCAACCAGGAACCGTTTTACCTCGTCCGTGACCGCATGACGGTTAAGGTCAAGCTTCGCACCGAGAAGCACGGCGATGAAGATGTGAATGCATATGACGTCATGCTGCACGGCGCTTTCGCCAATGCTGTACTGCTCAAGCTTTGCCCGGATCTGCGGCCTGCGCTCTACACCCAGGAGCAGTCGGACATGCTCGACGGCCAGACGTTCAATACGCTGCGCTTCCCCGAACTGGGGCGCCTGGACTGGACCTTGAGCATGGGCCGCATGACGCTGACCATTCACGACGAAGAAGACGAAAATGAAAGCCTGACGCTGACGAACCGCGAGGCTGACAATTTCCACTTCGATCTGCTGCCGGGCGGCACCGTCAATCTCGGCCTGCGCGTCAAGATCGGTGAAATCGAAGACGAAGATGTATTGCTTAAACTGTTGCGCACCAGCCACCGCAAGCTGCTTGTCAGCATCAACCAGGCCAGCGTCGAAGAAGCCGTCGACAACTTCGAGAAGGCCGAAGCGATGCCAATGCGGACCAAGGCCGAGAAGAAGGCGGCGAACCTGGCTGAGGCGCAGAAGGCGCTGGAAGCCACGAGCGAGGCCTGAGCCATGAATGCGCCACAGGGAAGCCAAGCGCCTACGGGCTGCACGTGCGGCCAGCCGCGCACTGAGAACGTGCTACACAGGACCAGCGGCCCGTGCCTGCCGATCGCCGTCACCTCGCAGCCAGCAAGCCTGGATGCAGAGTATGGGGAATTGCGGGCGCTGGCTGCAAAGGCGTCATCCGGCGATAACTCATGGCCATTCTATGTGAACCAGTTTCGCAAGGCTGTGACGCCGAGCATAGTCCTCTCCATCCTCGACAGCCGCGCCCAATTGGTCGAGCGCGTGGCGGTGCTGGAAGCGGCTTTGAGCGATTGTGTTGTCATTCTCAAGCGCATGGATACTTTGCGGCATATTTCTTCAGAATTTCCTGCACTAGATCGCGCTGAGAAGTTGATTGCAAATACCACTCCCCACCCGCACGCCGACGAAGCCGCGAAGGTGGAGGCCGTGCCTCTGCGAGCAGCACTCATGGCGTTAGACGGTCAGCTAGTGGCGATACTCAACGGCGCTGATGGTTCGTTTTACCGCAAGTTGAAGGCTGCGCGGAATGATCTTGTCCGCATCTGGCTACCACTTCCTGCCGCCCCATCATCGCCAGCAGAGGGGGAGCTATGAGCGCCCATACGCCCGGCCAATGGGTCGCAAAGCATGCCGAAGATGGATGCGGCGATATTGGAATCGTTGGCGGTGATGGCGTTGTCGCCGAGTGCTTCAATGAGATTCGAAAGGCTCGTGAAAATGCAAAGGACGAATGCCTCGCAAATGCTCGCCTGATCGCCGCCGCACCTGATCTTTTGGCTGCGCTACAAGAACTATCGACCGCCGCTGACAATCTCGATCCGCAGGCAGGCGTCCCGATTGGCTATCAGCGGCTTCTTGACGCGGTGAGCGCTGCTGACGCCGTCATTCTCAAAGCAACCGGAGCCACGCCATGACCGACACCCAAATCATGAAGATCACGCGCGACGCCTGCAAAGCGTTCGCCATCGAGCACTTGAGCGAGTGTGCCGCTGAAATGGGCGAGTGGCAGGACACCGCTGTCTTGCGCGATGGCCGCGTGCGCGAACTGGCAGCGATGTGCAACAAGTTCGTGTCGAACCACGACGGCCTGCGCATGGCCGAATCCTTCATCTACCGAGCCGCTGTCGATTCCGTAGCCGCCTGGACCCGCAAGCCAGCCGCCCAAGTAGCGGGGGTGGAGAAGTTGGTAAGTGATCGCGGTTGGACCCTTGCAGATCGTGACGAGGCCACTGCGGCAGCAACTGCGCATCGAGAAGACAGTATGAAACGGCTGATGTTTATCGACGGATATCTTGCCGCCTGCAAAAAGTGGAGAACCCACCCCGCACCCGAGCCGGATGCCACCAAGGTGGTGAACGTGCCGGAATTGGCGGACATGCAAATCATGCGGATTGCTGGCGACGTAAGGCAACGAAATGCAGGGGTTTGGAGCGATGTGGCTTTCGCCCGTGCTGTCCTTGCTGCCGATAGGGAGCGCACATGAGCGCCGTCGTCTGGAACACGATAGGCGAGATTCTTGACAGGTTCGACACTGTCGAAGAGGCCGAGGAATACATCGCCGATTGCGAGCATGAAGAACTGAGCCGCATCGACAATGGGCGCGACACCAACATAGTTGTTATTGAAAGCTTCTGACCATGACCACCGACCAGAAAAACCTGCCAGCGCTGCTTGAAGATATTCGCACCGAACTGACGACAGCCTACAACTTCAAAAGCACCAGTCCGAGCGCGCAAGAATGCATCAACTGCGCACTTGACTCGCTCGACCAAATCGCCGCCCTCGCACGCCCGGAACCAGCCAGCACGCCGGTGGCGGTGGAGGATGAGCCATCGGAGATTGAGGAAATCATTTCCTGCTTGGGTGACGATGCTGCAATGCTCATCGCTGAAAATCCTGATAACGAAATGGCGCAGACAATGCTCGATGCCATCGTACTGATTGAAAAGCTGTCCACCGAAGCAGTGTTACTGGGGATGGCCCAAGCCGCGCCCACCGAGGCCCAGCCGGTGGCGGTGGATAGTATCAACACTGATGATGAATTCCATAAACTGTTCATGGCGGCACGGAGTGCATTTGGGGTACACCCACAATTGCCATACCAAAAAATGATCAGGCACATCGACGCCCACGTTGCCGCGCAGTGCAAAGAGGCATACGAGCAGGGTATCTACGACGAGTCAATGAACCAGGGGCCAGATACATGGCCAGCCCAAGCCGCGCCCCAAGGCCAGCAGAGCGCCGCGTCGGGTGGAGCTATCGAAACGGAACCAAGCTGCGAAGGCGTGCATCTTTACGGCAACGACCCTGAAGGCGGAATTCGTTGCTCAAACTGTGGCGAACCATGGGAGGAAGTTACCGCTGCCAAAGCCGACCCGGCGCAAGAGAGCATCGACCCTGTTGCTGCAACGCTGATGCGCGCAGGCGAGAGTCGCGAGAATGCGATCACGATGGCCGCAGAGAGTCGGGCCGCGAATGCGCAAGACGCTGGCGTGCCCACGGAATTCGACAAACTTCTTACCGTCTTCGGCAATCTTCAATTCGATTGCGGCGCTTGGAACAACGATAGCGAAGACAACACCACGACATACGAGGCACTTGTAGAGCAATCTGTAAAGGCTCGCGCTGCCGTGCGTGAAGCGTCTGGCAGGGATGCGGCGCTGGAGGAAGCGGCGCTGGAGGAAGCGGCAAAAGTTGCCGACGATTTGTGCAGCGCGGCGCGAAAGTGCGGCAACCAAGAGCGCGAGTACGGCCTATACATCGTGGCTCAAGATATCCGAAAACTCAAAACGAAAGGTGGCGCAGCATGAATTACGAGAATGGCCCAAGTGGAATGTCGCGCGTTCCTCGCTTGCCTGACGCAGTGATCGAATGCTTGATTCGACACTCGATGTTTCGTGACCTTGCCAACAGATACGACGGTGAAGACAGGGACCGACTGTTCGGGCTGATCCATGACGTTGCCGAAGAAGTATTGGCCCGTGTCGAATTGCCAAAAACCGCCCCAGCACAGCCAGCGGTGGGCCTGGTGGCGGCGATTGAGGCGGTGGCATGCCGTCCTCGACGCGGCAACCATCCATCGGTGATCGCGTACAGAGCGGGACATCGGGACGCACTAGCCGCTGCCGCCGCTCTGGCTCGCGCACAGTTGGAGGGGAAGTGATGAGCCTCGCTAATGGAGAAGACCTGAGCCACGCAACTTTCGATGACTTCGTCAAGCGCTTGCGGCACCACGTTCGTGGCGAAGGTGTGGATTGGCACCACACTGCCGACGCACTTTTCACCGTGCAGTCGCGGGAAATAATCTTTGGCATAGACCGCGACTACACCGACAAGACTGCCGTTTTTGTCGAGGACCAGATGTATTTCAGTCCGCTTGAATATTGGAACAGGAACGAAGACATGCATGCGCGTTTGGATGCGGCTGCACAGGAGGCTGACAAAAAGCCGTTCTTGTCGCTCGAAGAATACGAGCAGTGGGACATTCTGGCCGAACTGCCCGATCACACGGTTTCTGGCTGGGATGAGCGCTGGGACTACGTGAATTCGCACTTCACCAAGGAAGCCGCCGATGCATTCATCGCACGCAAGAAGCACGACTATCGACGCGGCATGCGGGTGTACGTCGAGGCCCAGGCGTACTGCTGGGAGATGAACGCCATCGTAAAAGGCCTGATGAATGGCCAGATCATTTTTGCCGAACATGCCACAAAGGCTAAAACATGACCCATCCAGAGAGCCAAGCCGAGCGCGATGCTTTTGAGGCGGCATTGCCGAAGTGGCACGGCAGAAAGCGTGCTGGCGACGGATATTACTTCACCGAAACCGACTGGATGTGGAAGGGCTGGAAATTGGCGCGCGCAGCACTGCCGCCAGTAGCCGCGGTGCCTGATGGCTACGTCCCACCACATGCCGTGACGTGGCATTGCGAACTGGATAAGTGCGTGTGCCACAGCCACGCCGCCAACGTGCGCGCGAAGTGCTGCTTTTTCATCGCTGCTTCGCCAAAACCACCGGAGTCCGCATGAGCACCGAAGAACTATTGCAGGAATTGCTGAACAAGGTTGCCGGCGCGCTGATCCCGGTCCAGATCGACGCATGGGACACTGAGCACATCGCGCGGTATATGAAGCGCACAGTCGACACGGTGCGGCGGGAAATCGTCGTGCAGCCTGATTTCCCGAAGCCTATGCGCATTCCAGGCGCCGGCAAGGGTAGGGCGCTGTGGAAAGCTCGAGAGGTCGTGGCGTGGCTGGAAAGTCGCTCATAACTTGGCGGCGATATCTTCGGCCGACTCGTTGTAGTAGCGCATGAGCTGGCGGATATCCTTGTGGCCTACCATGCGCGCAAGGTCAAGCACATGTAGCTTCTTGGCTAGCCTGGTGATCGCCTCGTGCCTGGTGTCGTGGAAGGTCAGGCCCTTGATGCCAGATCGCTCCTTGGCCTTGCGAAACAGTGCGTCCAGGCCTTTGGAATCCAGTTCGAAGCCATCCGGCACCACCTCCCAAATCGCAAGCGCGGCGGCCGACAGCGGTACGCTTCGCGGCGTTCCGTTCTTCGTCATGTGAAGCCTGGCCACGCGCCCTGTCACATCTCCCTTGCGTAGTGCGCAAATCTCCCCAGCCCGCATTGCTGTCTCAATGGCCCACAGGAAGGCGAGGGCGATGCGATACTGCTTGGTGGTGGGCGCCGACCACTGCGTCGCCCTATCGAGGCCCAGGGCTAGGCAGATGGCGTCAATCTCGCCTTCCGTGATAAGGCGGTCGCGCGCTGGTGGATTTTCAGGGCGGGCCACATCCTTTGATGGGCTGGCATCGAGCCAGTGCCACTCCTTGCGGGCGATGGTCAGAACGTGCGACAGCAGGTTCATGTCGCGGTTGACGCTCGATCCCTTGACCTTTTCCAGTCGGGTGTCGCGCCAGGCAGCGATGTCAGCGGCGCGCAGCTCCGACACGCGTATATCGGCCAGCGACGAGGCACGGAAGGCTGCTAGGCGCTTCGCCTCGTTAAGGTGGCTCCGCTTCTTTTTGGACACCTCCAATTCGTACTTGGTGAAGGCGTCGGCCATGGTCTTGCGCGTTGCGGCCGCCGGGCCGCCTTTGATTTGCACGCGCTGATCCGCCTCCCAAGCAAGTGCTGCCGCCTTCGTGTCGAACGTGCCAGATACCCGCTTGCCGCCCACCTGAATCCTGTGCCGCCAGACATTTCCATCCTTTACCGGTGCCGCCATTTTGCCATTCCCTTTGCCATTTTTTGGCAGATGGTAGCACTATTGCCCCGGCTAACCCCTTATAAAGCACAAATTGACGAACTGATAGGCGTAAAAAAAGACCGCTGTTTTCATAGTGGAAAACACGGTCTTTTATGATCCAACACGTTCTTACGGAAAATCACCTAAAATTCCTCTGGTGCCCCGAGCCGGTGTCGTGTTTCTATTTGAATCAATAACTTGGCGGCAATTTTGGCACTTCAATGCCAGAAAATTCAGATTGCTTGCTTTTCCTGGCTCGTGTAGTGCGACGAGCCGCCAATGCGCACCCCAGCCCACATCATCCAGCGCTGAAACCAGGACACCCCGGACGCCTCCGACGCCTCGCGCAGCACCGCGTCGGCCACCTTGCGCGACACCTCGCCCGACGAATACAGCCAGTCATGGACGACGGCCGCTTTCGTGGCCACGTTCCCGGCAAGCAGGTAGACGACTGGCAGGCGCGGCGTGCTGGCCAGGTCAGTCTGGAAGCCGCGCGGCACGATGATCAGGCGCTCGGCGACATCGGAGTAGTACATCAGGGGCTCAGTGAGCAGCCAGGTCCCGCTGTCGTCGTCCCCGACCGCTTCCATGGCCAATTTGGAGAAGAAGCCGCTCATTTCCGTTCCGCGCGCGCGGCCTCGATGTCGGCGGCCAGGTTGTCGGTCTGGTAGGATGCCGCCCACTGGAATTTCAGGTTCGCGCAGCCGGCCAGGGCGAGCAATGCGACAATAATGGCAAAACGTTTCATACGACCTCCACACGGTTCATAATCCAGCCGAAAAGGAATTCTTCGTTCTGACCGCGCGCCTCGGAAATCTCCAGGTAGCGGGCGCCCTGTAGGCAGTTCAGCAGCCGCAGTACAGCTTGCTCACCCTCGAAGCTGCGCTTGGCCAGCAGGCAGCTGAGCGAATGCAGGGTGGCCGGGCCGATCTGGCCATCGACCACGATATCGGCGTAGTCCTTGCCCTGGCGGTTCAGCGCGTTCAGGATGCGTTGCAGCCAGGGCGCCGGGATGCTTGTCCCCATGTTTACGCCCGTATCGACAAGCTCTTCGGCGATAGGCTCCGACAACTTGATGATCGGTGCGAAACCGGGATCGTTCACGTAGCGGCGCTCGTACAGAGCGAAGGCGAAGGCACGCGGCAGGTTGCGCATATCGCCCGCGTAGCCATTTTGGCGCGCCACGGCTTCAGTCACGCCCCAGCAGGTTTTCCCGCCTCGGTCGTTTGGATTGTCGACGTAGCCGCCCTCGCGCCCGATGATGCAGTCGATAATAGATTTGATGCTCATGTGTGATCCTCCTGGCGCCTTTTCGGCGGCACTTCGTCAAGGCGCTCACGGATATACCGTAGGTCGCTGCGCACTTCGTCCATTACACGTGATAGGGCTGTATTTGGAACGTACTCGGTAGCAACCTTCACCTTGAAGTCGGCAAGGTCTTTCCCGTGCGCTTCCTGCTTGTCGTACAACGTGCGCGCAAACCAGCCCAATGCGGCAAACCCGGCACCGGCCAGGAGGTTGATAGTCATTTGATCCATCTGCGGCCCTAAATGAAAAGACCACCCGGAGGTGGCCTATAATGGGGAAAAACGTGGGGGAAACATGTCATACGACCCGATTCAACTAGGAGCTCTGCTGGCGTTTATCATCAACGCCTGGTACTGGTCACGGAAAAAGTAAGCCCGCCTGGCGCCGCCGGCGCGTTTCGTCGTCCTCCCCGAGCATGAGCGCTGCAGCTGGTGAGAAAGCCAGTGGGCGGGCAGGCGCAGGCAGCATCGGTTGCCGCACGCCAGTCGTCAGAGCACCTGGCGCGTTCAACGCCTTCCCAGCCTGTATGCCGATTGTGATGTTCTGGATCGGCTCCTGCGCCAATTTCCCGAATGGAATCTTCGACAGCATCGAGCTCGATCCGATCCGGTCGAGTATGGCGGCCATGCCGGCGCTGGCCGTGTTTGAATTGTTCACGGCGCTGCCAACGGGCTGGAACTGCTCGTAGCGCGCCACGCGGCCCAGGGCCTGGAGCTGGTCGATAGCGCCTTGCTCGAAGAATAGGCGCAATTTGCGCTCTCCGATGCCATCGAGCGCCTTGTTGAACGCCGACTGGCTGAAGTTTCCGGCGTCGTCCGGGCCGCCGGCCAGCGCCTTGCTTTTCAGGTGGCTGAGAATCTGGGTGCGCACCGCGTCCATGGCCTCCGGGCTGCTCTTGATCGAGCTTTTCAGCTGGGCCATGTCCATCACGTTCGCCGTCCTGCCGTTGCCGGTAATGAAGGTGGAGACGAACTTGTCAGGATCCATGCCATCGCGCACGGCTTGCAGCGCCGGCGTACGGTCCACGATGCCCATCCACTTGGCGTTTAGCGTGCGCGCCTTCTTGAAGGCGTCAATGGCCGCCTTGCCGATCTGCTGGCCAGGCAGAAGCGGGGTGTCGTCCAGGGCGGTCCGTACCATTCCCAGGGCCTTGCGCTCGGCCATGTCCATGCTCGATCGCTGCAGGTCGCCAATCCGGGTTTTCAACTGCTCGGCCACGTCGACCGTGAGCGGCATTTTGCCGGCGGCGGTCTGATTCAGCAGGTTGCGCACGTCGGTCGGCAGTTTCGAGCCCAGCAGGGCCTCGTCCAGCAGGTCGCTGGCGCGCTGGGTAAAAGCATGCGGATCCAGAGCGGCCGAGCGGCCGTCGGTGGCGCGCGCGGCGTCATAGCGCTGGCCGATCAGGTCTTTGGCGCGGCTGTTGCGTGCGTCAAGTGCCCCCATTACTTTTCCGGCGCCGGCGATTGCGTCGTCCGTCGTACCGGCGCCCAGGGTGTTCAGGCCGGTGACCAATGCCCGGTTGTTCGCGTTTTTGACCTGGCCCAACTGCTGCGCCACGACGTCTTTACTGTTGATGCCGAGCTTGGCCAGGTTCTCCTGCTGGGTGACCATGGCCGGGTCGAGCGTGAGCTTGGCGGCCGTCGGCGTCAGGCCGGTCAGGCGGTAATCAGCCAGGCGGCGCACGGCATCGGGCGACAGGTTCTCGCCCGTTTGCATGGCCTTTGTGACGTCGGCACGGATACTGCGCGCGACATCGGCCGGGATCTGGCCCAGGTTCATGCCGCTGTCTTGCATCGCATTGTTGATCGTGATGTCGACCTGCTGTGGCGTCGGTGTGGCGCGCGGCGCGCCCATTGCCTTGGTCGCTTGCATGGCGCGCTGCATGCCGGCCGCCGCGAACGGCGTTGCCAGGCCAGCACCGAGGGAGGCAAGCAACTGGGAGAACTCATTGCCGCCAGTCTCGCGCGTGTAGCCGCCGGCACCGCCAGCTGCCGTGCCGCTGGCCAGTTGTGCGCCCGGGTTCGATGCCATCATCTGCGCCACCTTCTGAGTGACGCCGCTGGTGACGGAGCCGACGCCCTTGGCAATACCCATCCCGCCAGCGGCACCGAAACCCATGCGGGTGGCATCGCCGACGACGCGCTCGCCTTCAGTCTGCGGCTGTGGAAGTCGCGCAATGTTGGCGGCGGCCTGACCCATGCCCGGCTTGATATCGACGCCAGGAAGCAGGTTCAAAGCGCCGCGAAATGGTGTCGTGACCAGATCGGCCAGCCCGCCAACCCCCTCCAACGCGTACCGGCCAGTAAGCCCGACCTGACGCGGAACGTCGGCCACGAAGTCGTTCAGCTGCTCGCCAAATGGTTTGGCCGGCGCTGGCGTGGAAGGCGCGGCGTGTACTTTCATCGTCTTGATGTGGGTAGCAAGCTTTTGCGCGGACGCAGTGTCGCCAGCGGCGTCAGCGTTGCGCAGCGCCACATATAGCTGGTCTAGTGTCGGATCGGCCATTAGTCACCCCCGTACTTGTTCATCAGGTCGATGATGTCAGTCGGCACGCCACTTTCGGCCGGAGCCGGTGCCGCCGTCATCGCGGCCCGGCCGGCATTCGTTTGCAGGCCCTGGATGGCCAGCGAACGATTGCGCGATTTCTGCTTGATCACGGCATCGGAATCGCCTGGTTGCGGGAAGTACTGGCGCTTGGCGTTCAGGAATTCAGGCTGGCCGATAGCCGCGCCCGATTCTTGGCGCAGTACCGCATTCACGAAGTCGCGCTGGGCCTGCTCGGCTTTCTGGTCGTTATCGCTGAGCGACATGTTCGAAAGGGCGCCGGCCGCGCCACCGACCAGCGGAAGGTCCTGCATGTACTGCTTCGAATTGATAGACGCTGGACTGTACTTGCCGCTAATCTCGTTCAGGATCTTGTCAGCTTCCGTGGCGCGCAGGCCGTAGGCTGCCGACTTGCCTTGGAATTCGGTTGGGGCCTTTTCCGTCTTCGCCTTATTGGCCGCCGCTTCGCGTTCGATGCCGACGCGTTCCTTCGACAGACCGTAATTCGCCCAGCCAAGCGCATTGCTGGCCGCCGAGTCGGGTGACTGGGTGCGCTGGAAAGTTTGGCCGACCGTCAGTCCGTACGGGTTGTAGGCCACGTCCTTGCCGCCCAGATTGGCCAGTTCGAGCTTGTCACGCGGCAGCATGCCAGAAATGACCTCGTGCGATCCGTCCTTGTACCAATTGACCTTGACCGTCTTGCCGTCAACGATTTCGTTGGTCGTTTCCTTCAATTCCTTGTCCTTCGGTGCGAACTGCTGGCGCAGCTTCAGCGCCTCGAGCGGATTGATATTCATCACGTTCGACAGGAAGGCCTCCTGGTCGAATCCGCCCTTCATTTCCGGGATGCGCGCCGCGTTGGCGACGGTCGGGCCGCCTGGCAACGAGGATGCCATCTGCCCGGGCGTGCGCACCGCGCCGCGCGCCGCGTTGAGGATGCCTGCCTGCTGGTCGCGCCCGCGCTGCTGCTCGTCAAGGTCGGACTGCATATTCTGCATTTGCAGGCCGCGCATCTTCGCCATTTGCGCGAGCTGCTCTTCCTCCAGCTTGCGGCGCTTGGCGGCCTGCATCGATCCCTGGTAGGTCTCCAGCCCGGCGCCGACAGCCTGGCCGAAGCCGAACGGCCGGCGCGGGTCGCCGGACTGCTGCAGGATTTGCGAGGCAGCGGCAAGCAAGCCCTGGTTCTGGTCAGGGCTCAAATTCGTGAATCGGTCAAGAAGTCCCATCATCGCCCCTTAGTATCCGGTGCCGTTTTGATAGCCGGAAGTTCTCGCGCCCCAGTCACCCGCTGTCGGTTTCGGCTGCTGCGTCTGATTGAACTGGTTGTAAAGGCCAAGTCCAGCCATCGCGCCACCTAGCGCTGCGCCGCCCGTGTTCCCGTAAACCGGCTGGATATTCGTCGGGACAGGGTTTTTCGACAGGTACGGCTGAAGCAGCCCGTTGACCTGACCGGCCTTGTTCAAGGCGTAGTTGTCCTGATTGCCCGCCACGTTATAGGCCCCGCCCAAGATGCCCTGGTTCGCCCCGATGCCCGCCACCATGTTCGCGCTGTTCAGCCGGTTCGTGTCCATGATCGCGGCGTTGTTGGCGTGAGCTGTGCCGTATTGCTGCTGGCTCAAGCCCTGTGTTGCCGACAATGCCCGGTTCTGGTCGGTCTCGTAGGCGCCAGACTGCGCGCCGACTGCGGCCTGCGTGTTGCCAAGCCCGAAGTTGGTAATGGAGCGCTCCTGCTCGGTCTGGAAGTCCCCGATTGCGTTGCCCTCGGCCACACCCTGGCGCGAGCCGCCATATTGGCCGGCAATAACGGCATTGCTGCGGATCGACGGAAGGACATTCTCCATCAGGTTTTTCGTGGAGTCGTCCTGCATCTGCTTGCGCGCCGCCGAGGACATATCGATGCCGCTCTGGATGCCTTTAGTGAGGAATGGATTCGCGCCCGGGTCGCCATTGATGAAGCGCTCGTACGCTGGCTTCAGGTCGATATTGTTCTGCGACGGAGCCTTGACCAGCGGGGCGAGCATGCCGCCGCCCATGAGCTTGTTGGCCGCGTCACGCTGCTGCTCCATGTCGTAGGCGCCAAACTTGCCGACGTAGTTGTCGCCAGCCTGCCCGTAGATCGCTTGTCCGGCTGCTTGCGGCGTGTCGAGTAGGCCCTTGTAGCGATCAATCAGGCCGTTGCCGCTCGTGCCGTCAGGGCCGTACAGCATGCTTGTCACGCGCGGGTCGAGCTTGTTGGCTTCGATGGTCTCGCGGTTTGCTGCTGCTGCAGTGTTTGCCGCTGATTTAGCGCCGTTGGCCGCGATTGCGCCACCCACTACAGCCGCTACGATTGGAATTGCTGCTGGCATGATTTCCACTCCTTAATTGTGATTCCGAGCATGATCTGGTCCTGCATCACACCATCTTTCAAGAAACTTTCCCGGTTCACGCCTTCCTCGCGCATGCCGTTTGCTTTGGCGAAGCGCAGCGCGGCCCGGTTGCTGGCTGGCACATTTGTTACGAGCTTGGCCGCGCCCATTGGGCCGAATGCGTGGGACAGCAACAACCGGGCCGCCTCGTTCGCACCAGCGCCCCAAATTCGCGGCAAGAGGCAGGTATGCATTTCGTAGCACATGGCGCTGCGGGCGTGAAGCAAAAAAACGCCTGCCGGCGCATCGTCGCTCACCAGCAACCAGTGCAGGCCATCGTGATCTACCGGATCAGGCGCCTTTGTTCCGTCCTCATGGATATGCGGCCATATCGCCGGATGCCCCAATATCGAGGCAATCAGCGTAAGGTCGCGTGTCCGTTCAATTTTCATTGCGATAGCGCCTGCACTACCTGCTGCGCCATTTCACGAATCTTGTTCGTGTCGCCGCCGACTTGCGTCAGGAACTGCTCGATCTGGTCCGCCTCAGGCATGCCAGCCTGCCGCATCTGCGCAACGATCTGCTGGCCCATTTCAGGCGTCGGGTTCTGCAAAAGCTGCTGCGCCATTTGCAGGTCGCGCCCATTCGTGCCGCCGCCTTGCGACTGCTGTGGCATAGCGCCAAGCAGACCGCCGCCCTGTTGTGGTGCCTGCATCGAGCCGTCAAGTAGTCCCATTATTTCCTCCGTTAAAGTGCTTTGATCAACACCCAAGTGGTGCCGTTGTGCATGTACAGTCCTTTTACACCCGGAGCCCAACTGGTGCCGTCCGCATAGCGAATATCGCCGTCGCGCGGCTTGGTCGGGGCCACGTAAGTCTGGTCCAGGTGGCCAGCTGCGAGCGCAGTGATTGCGGCCTGCAACAGCACGTTCTGGCGCCGCAGGTAGTTCTGCAATTCATTCGGATCGCTGGGCGGGTCCTCCGGGTTAAAGCTGATCGTGCCGAGGTTTGGGGTTCTCATCCGAACTCACCCATTTGTTCAAGCAGTGCGTCGTAGCTGTCCAGGCGCCACTGGTAGGCCGTGCCAGTCTCGAAGCGGACAGAGATATAGCGCCCGCTGACCAAGCAATCGACCTTCAAGTCCTCGCCAATGGTGAACGTGAAGCTGGTGTATGTCGGATCGGCATACATGTCGTCCGCATAGCCCACTTTGATAATCACGGTCTCGCCCGTGTTGCCGAAGATGCGCGGGCGGATGCTATGCACCAGCTTGTAGTGTTCAGGGTCGCCAAAGTCCAGGCCGCGCCGTTCAAGATAGGAATCGACAATCGTTCCGTCGAAGCTAGCCGATGCGTCCATCATGAACAGCTTCACATCGGCGCTGCCCATCATCACGCGCACAGTGTCGGGCGTGTAGTCCGGGCCGTTCCAGGCTGTCAAATCGCTGTCCCACGGGTCGCTGTCCTGTGACCATGCGCCGCCCAGGTCGTTGTCGATCGGGCCGTATGCCGCGTGATTGATGTTCGGCAGCGAGCGGAAGCTTACCGTCTTGTCCTTGAAGTTGTAGACCAGCGCCGTGTCGCAGCTGGTCGCGCCGATACTCGGGTAGGCCACGAAAATCTCGCTCAGGAACGGATTCACGAAGCAGAAGACGAGGCCACGGTTTGAAGCGTCGATGCTCTGGAAGAAACTGCGGCGCGTCTTCTTGTCGAGGATCGACTGCGCGCTGAAGCCGTCATGCACAACGATGTCCGAGCCCGTCACGGCAAAGTGGAACGTGTCCACGTCAACCGCGCAATTCTTGTTCATCAGGCCGCCCATCGAGAACACCTTGCGGGACCGGAGAACGAAGGCGCCGCCGATGAAGTCAATGGCGTGCGTGCTGGATTCCTTGTAGACGATCAGGCTGTCCTTCAGGCCCAGGAGGTCAATAATCGGGTCTTGGCCCTCTGCGATGTCGAACTCGCCCGCCTCCTTTGTCGCGTCCGTTTCATCCCACGAGGACGGCAGCGAGCCCGGTACGGCCAGATTTGACCACTTGATCATGAACGGGTAGCGCGTGGCGGTCTTGGTGATGTTCCCGGCCACAAGCAGGCCCTTGAAGCTCTTGATGCACTCGCAATAGGTCGAGGCGGGCCACGCTGTCAGGTCCACAAACTTGTTGGCAAGGTTCTGGTCCCAATACATCGGGACCTTCGACACGCCACCGTCAACGAAGACAGGGATGCCGCTGAATACCGTGCCGCTCCACTGGTTCACAACCCCGGCGCGCGGCGTGGCGTGCGTGATGTCGGTATGAACAGCCACGCCGCCCGTGTTCGTCACCACAAACGACTTGGTGGCCGTCTGGTAGAGCCAGTAGCGCACCCCGGCCACATACACCGGCATAACGAACTGCGGCGCGTAGGCGGGCGAGTTGTACACCTGGCCGTGGCCAAGGAACTGATACGCCGAGCCGTCGAGGAAGCGGATATTGCGCGCATCTGTCCAGGCCTCAAGGGCAAGGTTCGGAATGCCGATGTCCTTGACGACGCCGACAGCGCCGCAGGCCGAGAACGGAACCTTAGCCATTGAACTGGTCCACGTTCAGCGCGGCAGCTGCAATAAACAGGCCGTCTAACTCGCCAGTCTTGCCACGAGCAGCAGCCCACGCATTGACCAGTGGATTGTCGCGGCGCATGGTCTGCGCGTCTTGCAGAAAGGCCAGTGCAATCGGGCCCTGTGCCGTGATGAAGTCAACGACGTCATCCCAGTAGCCGGCGCCGATCAAAACCAAGCGGGCGTTCAACTTTGGGACAAATGCCGGGACCGATGGCTCTGGCGGTGGCTTTGGAATGGCAACGCCATTGACAACAGTGTCTCCGACGCTGCCGGTCGTTGCTGCAATCAGGGTGAGCCCCGGCATGGAATCGAGCGAGGTAACAACAATCGTGTTGACCACGATTCCATTTTCAACTTGGTGTGCGCGCATCATGTTCGTTCTCCTTACCAGCACCAGACACGGCAACGGCCGGCACCGCCGTCGTAAGCTGTGCCGCTTGAATTGCCACCACCACCGCCACCAGGAACGGCGCCAGCAGTGCCGGAAGGCCCGCCGTTGCCGCCGTTGCCACCATAAAGAGACGTACCGCCAACACCATGTGACGAACCATTGCTTGAAGAGCCGCCACCAGCACCGCCATACACAGTCGATCCGCCGATAAGTCCAGTGCCGGAGTTTCCGGGCGCTCCAGGGGCGCCAAAATGGCCGCCAATTTGCTCCGTCATTGTCGTTCCGGCTGGATTTCCGGCGATGATCTTGCCAGCCTTGCCGCCGTTCACGCTATTGCTGTTTCCACGTCCACCCTGCCCACCAGGAGCGGTAAGGTAAGCGCCGAAAGTCGTATCGCCGCCATCACCACCGTTTGAAGTCGCAGCAGCTACGCCAGCCGCACCAATCGTTACAGTGACGGTTGCGCTAATTTCGCTTGCGCGAAAGAGCCGCGGTACTTGCAGGCCACCACCACCGCCGCCGCCGTCATCGGAGCCGCCAGTAGAACTGCCACCGGCACCGCCGCCGCCGACTGGCTCAACATAGACCCAGGTCGCGCCGGCTGGCTTCGTCCATGTGCCAGATGCCAGAAATTCCTGATAATCGACAGGCGAAACGGGAACGATGTAGAAGGCCGCGCCGTCGCACTGAATGATGATCGTGCTTCCCTGCCGCATCACCAGCGACGAGACGCCGTCAATCAGTTCTGAGCCGTTTGGGTCAAGCGTGATCACGCCGCTGCCGCTGTTTCGGATCGCACAGAACCAGCCGTCCCCGAGCGTTGCGGCGGCATCGAAGGTCTGCGAGAACGTGCCGCTTGTGATGTCGATCAAGTTCCCGGAATTGCCCAGCGACAGAACCGTATTCGATGTCCGAGCAATGCGCGTCAGGTGGTCAATTACCCATGAGGCTGAGCCGTTGACCGTTTGAAGGTGGTACGGCACGGCTGTACCTGGCTGCGCAGGCAGTGCCGTTGCAAACGCCAGCTGCGTTGCATAGTCCCGCACCGCATCGACGTAGGCCGTCGTAACCGAAATCAGGCGGAAATACGTGCCGTCGTAGGCCGCGAGGTAGGTGCGGCCCGACACAAGATCAGCGGCCAGCAGCGCAGCGCCAGCCTGCGAAATGATCGTCTTCGCGCCCAGGGCCGAAATGTTCAGCGTCGGCGTGGTCGTGGCGCTCGTCGCGTTCGGCGTGAACTCCACCAGCATCTTGTTGGCGTAGGCCAGCAGGGCGGTCGTGGGCGTCAGCGTGTACACGTCAGCCGCGCCGCCGTCAGTGCCAGTGACCAGCACGGCGCCGCCGAAGCCAGCGAAGCACTGGCGCAGGATCGTCTTGAGCAGCCGCAGGTGATCGTCGCCCTGGCTCTTCGGGTCGCTGGCGGTCGGGTTCGAGGCGACCAGGTCAGCAATTACAGTACCGGTTTCGAGTGCCATTGCTATCTCGCAGTCATGGAAAGTGGTGAGCCGCTGAATTCTTCGCGGTTGTCCTCGGCCTGAACGGCGGCCATGGCGTCATTGAATTTGCCCTCCCAAATCGGGATGCGCATATCGTTGGCGATGTAGGGCGCGGCCTCGCACAGAGCGCCGTACAGCAGAACGTCGGGCGCGTTGGTCGTGAACCAGTTCGACGTGTTCAAGTCCGACAGGGCGGTCAGGCGTTTGTAATACACGCCCTTGACCGTGTAGGCGCTGTCCGGGTATGGCCCGAATATGAAGCTTTCCGCCTCGCGCGCGAAGAACTGCGGCAGGCCGTCAGCTGATCTGGTCGGGTAGTGCGCATAGATCCACTCGTCCGACTTGCGCGTGAGCTTCGAGCTGGGCGAGCCGTCGATGCGCAAGTGCTTCGTTTCGATGTAGCCGCTTGGCACAGCGACCACGCCGGATGCAATCGTGTCGCTCAGTTGTGTCTCCATGCAGCGGATGCGCAGCTTTCGGTAGATGCGCGCCTCGGCCAGGGCGATGAAGTCGTCGATCTGGTCATCGAGGCCGGTTCGGTGCAGCCAGCCAGCGAGCGCTGTGCGCAACTCGGAAATAGTCGAAATCGTCATCCCAGCCACCCGTATCGTTGAACGTAGACCGGCGTGTGATCGAAGAACTTCACGCCGACAGGATTAAATTTCAGGAGCGGGCTCGCGTCAGGGATCGTGACCTTGATGCCGCGGCCGATGGCCAGCCCAATGAGGTATTCCATGTTCGGCTTCTGGTAGCCGTATTCGTCGTCACCCTTCATGTCCACGCCGTAGATGGCGATTTCCTCGGCGCCCTCGTGGATGGCCAGCGCCAGCATGTAGGCAATGGACGAATTCCAGTAGGCGCCGGTTGTCGCCGCAACCTGGTCGAACGGGTAGGCCATGGCATCGCGTACGGCGCCGGCCTCTTGCATATACAGCGGCACGCCGCATTCTTCCAGGCGGTCGAAATAGCCTGGCTTGCGCTGGCTGTGCGCCGAATCGAGCAGGCGCATGTCGTGCATCTCGAACAGGCGGTCCATGCGCGGCCAGTAACCCTCGTCCCACGGCAGCCCCCACAGCTGCCAGCCCTTGTCGTCCCACGGCGCCAGGTCATGCGTGGCCGGGGACAGGCCGATAAGCGCGACCTTCATACCCATTTCGTCTTCGCCCGCGCAATCGGCGTACCCGGCACCGTCATCAGGTGCGGCTCGTTCGACTGGATATAGAGCAGGGCGCGGCGGGCCTCGGCAGGGTCGGCGGCCAAAACGTCGTAGCCCAGCGCCTTGAGGCGCACGATGTCGCCCATGTGGATAGAGCCCACCTTGACCAGATTGCCCTTGTAGCGCCCGAATTCCGGCGCCGCGTTGCGCTCGATGGCGTTCTGCGCCAGAACGGCGCTGTTGTCGTAGGTCGTCTTTACGATCAGCTTGTCCTCCAGCTCGTCGTAAAGCGTCGTCTCGATCAGGTCCGGCGTTTCCATGTCAGTCCACCCCGATGAAGCCGACGCTGAAGGTGATCGAGTCCGCGTCGGCGTGGGTGGCCAGCAACGACATCGCTTCCGGCAGCATGTCCTTGGCGATGGTGTTGGCCGCCGCCGTCAGGTGTTCGCTCACGCGCAGGACCGTCATGCCGGTGCCGGTGATGGCTGCCGACGTGAGAATGTCATAGCTCGTGTTCGAAATTGGGCAGTGCCCCTTGAGCGTGAAGACCACGGACGGGCTCGCGGTGATGGCGGTCACGTTGATAAAGAGGAAGCCCGCGCGCCGCTTCGTGTGGAACGTCTTGGTCGACGTGGCCGTGCGCGCAAGCGACGGGAATACTTCTTCGAAATCTTTCATTTCTGCCACCCATGAAAAAAGGAGCCCGAAGGCCCCTTGGATTAGTAATCGCCCAGGTTGACCCAGGTGAGGGTGATCGTGCCGCTGATCGTCTGCGTGGCGTTGCCGTCCACGTCGGTGGTGGTTGCGTACGCGGTATTCAGGTACACATCCTTTGCCGTCGTGGTTCCGTCAAACTGCGCAGAAGCAGCCAGAGCAGCGCTGACGGCGGTGCCGGCCACGTTGATGGTTGCGGACGAGGTGAAGGCCGTCGAAGGCAGCAGGTCGACCATGGTGCTGGTCAATGCCACGTTCGATGCCGCCGCCGTGCCGATGGCGATGGCGCCGGTAACACTGGCGTTCAGAGTTGAGGCCAGTGCGCTGGTCGTTTTCTGCTGCAGCGTTGCCACGCAGCCGAGGACATTGATGCGACCGTCAGGCAGGTCGTAAATCTTCGTGCTTTGATACTCGGTGCCGTTGGTAATTGCTTGCGGCACGTTGTTCAGCGTCAGAATGGTCTGGCAGAACGGGCCAAACTGGATATTCTTGACGGTGATGCTGCCGGTAGCAGGCTGCGTCGTATCGCCCGCGCTTGCCCGGTCCTCCGTGTACTGGACTGAGCCAGTAACACTCTTGTGTTCGGCAAAAGCTCCCATGGGATTCTCCAAAGAAAAGGGCCACCCGAAGGTGGCCCGTTACTGCTTGTGGGTGGATTACGACGTGGTCAGGTCATACACGGCAGCGTGGGCGGCTTCGTTGCCCACTTCCAGCGTGTACTCGACCAGGATCTGCTTGCGCTCGCTGTCGCCGGTCTTGGCCAGATCGGAGGTGTTGAAGTCGCGCAGGGTCGAGAACTTCACGTATTCCATATCGACCATGTGAATCACGTCGGCCGGCACCTGGCGGCAAGGCACAAAACGGATTTCATTGCCCAGCGGGTCGATGTAGATGTCCACCGAGTTGACGACCTTTTTCTTGTCGCCGTCGCTCGTCTTCGAGGACGATCCCGTGAACTGAGCGACTTTGCGCTTCTGGAAGGCGTTCAGGAAGCCCATGGTCGGATTGCCGCCGCTCGTCCAGGCCAGTGCCAGCGCAGATTCCACGAACGATTCTTGCAGGGCGCGAGCCGTGCCGTCCGTGTGGCCGTCCGAACCGTCACCAGTCGAGGCGGTCGCGTCGGCCGCCTTGCTGATGTTGGTCTTGACGTAGGCTTGCATGCCGGCGCACTCGCGTGCCAGCGTGTCATTGCCGGCCACGTAGGCGTTGTTCTCGAACAAGGCTGCTTCGACGTCGCGCTTGAGTTCCTTCATGCGCTTGGCCATCTGGTAGGCCATTTCCTTGCGGCGGCCTGCCGACTTGACCTTTTCCTGGGTGCCGGTAACGCGCGCCACCTTGTCGGAGATACAGGTGTAGTTGTACACGCGGCTGGTGGCAGTCGAGGCGTCAGTGGTGGCGTCGTCGCCCTCGATCACGAAGTTGGTCGCGGAGGCAGCGGCGAGCGCATCCTTCTGCCATTCGTGCTTGGTGCTGGTCGAAGTGTTCCGCTCCAAGGAGCTGAGGAACGGGGTTTCCGTTGGGGAGATGTCGTAGATGATTTCCGACAGGTCTTCACGGTTGCCTACGGCATCGTAGGACGAAAAGGTATTGGATGGCTGCGTCATGATGAACTCCTGAGATTATGCTTTGCCTGTGGCAAGCAGGAACGCGGCGACCGCGTCCGTCTTGCCGCCTGAACTGCGGACGTTTTGCTTTGCGGTGCGGACGGTGTTCTGTACGCGGGACACTTGCTGCGCCTGGCCGGCCTTGACCAGCTTCGGCGCCGTGCGGACCTTGTTTTCGATGGCAGCCTTCGAGCCCTGCAGCTGGTCGTAGAGCATTGCCTTGCGCAGCGCGACAACCGCCGAACTGCGGACAATGCCCTTGAGCTCTGCTTGCTCGAAGCCGTTCTTGAGCGCCCAGGCGGTGATGTCGTTCCGTTCCTTGTTGGCCACGGCCTCGTCTTTCCACTCGGGGATCAGCGTCGGCAGGCGCTCGCGCTCCTGCTGCAGGAAAGCGTTCGTCTGCTCGTCCTGCTGCGCCTGGAGCTTTTGCCGCTCGGTGGCGCCGTGCTGGGCTGCTGCGTCGATGTTGCCCTTGCGCAGTTGGAAGTCGGACAACTTGGCTGAATACTCGCCTGGGTCATTGGCCCGCAGGTAGTTCCAGTCCACGCTATCAAACTCGCGCATCAGTTCCTTGCTGGCCAGATTTACGGTCTGGTCAAGCTGGTCCAGCCGGGCACGGATCGCTTGATCACCGTGGGCCAGCTGCTGCTGAATTGCTTGCTTCTGCGCTGCTACTTCTCGTGCTTGGTTGTCAACGTGTCCCTGCAGTTGGTAGGACTTGAGCATGTCGGTGAGCTTGGCAGCACCGTCCTTGCCGTCGATCTTGGTCTTGATGACGGCGTTGCCGTCCCCGTCGACGTCGAGCGTCGATTCGTCAATACCAAGAACGCGGGCGAGGTCGGCAGTTGAAAGCTGCGGCCCATCGTCATCGCCTTGTTCATCGCCTGTCAGTTCATCAACGGGTGCGTCTGCATTCGCTTCAGGATCATCATCACCGGCCCCGGCATCGCTGCCTTGACTGGCTTGCTGGTTTCCTTGTGGCTGATCTTCGGGGGCGTCCTCTGCAGAAAGGAAACGCTCCAGTCGGTCGGTGATACTTGCGCCAGTGTCGCCACCGGTAGGGTTCTCAACGCTCATTTGTTGCTCCATAAAAAAAGCCCGCTGGTGGGCGGGCTTCGGTTAGAAAATCGTTGGTGGTTATCGGCGGAACCGCAGCAAGCGCTTCTTCTCGATGTCTTCGATCTGGATTTCAGCGACTACGCCGTCTTCCATGACGCGCACAATCTCGCGCTTGACGGCGGCCAGCAGCTGCTTGGTGATGACGATCCGCTGGGCCCGCGTGGCGTTGTCCGGGTCGCAGGACAGGGCCTGGCCGTCGATGTAAGCGCCGACGGCAGCGAAAGCCTCCTTGAGCAGTGGGTTTTCGAGCAGCTGGCGGGCGTCATTTCCGCGAATGCGACGGGCTTCAGGTGTCATAGGTACAGTAGGATCAATTCGAGTTCGTCTTCCTCTTCCAGTTCCGCGACCATTTCGAGCATGCGCGCGTACTGGGCTTTTTCAATCAACGCCTCAAGCTGAGCCTTGGCCCAATCAGGAGCGCTTTGGACTACTCCAGGCAGCGATACGCCGGGATTCGATTTGACGAGCTTGGCGACCCGTTTCTGAGCCTTGGCGATGGCGCGCGGCGCGGGCGGCGGGTTCAGGTCTCGCTCAAACTGCTGCGCATCGAACGGATTGTCGAACACGAACAACTCGTCCTTGCGCCGCACGATGTACTTGCGACGGTAGCGACGGTGATCGAGGACGGCATCGTCTTCCGGCTCAACAGCTACACCGTCACCGAAGCTAAATAGCGGGTGCCACATGGCTATGCCGGGTCGATGGTGCTGATCGGGTCGCCTGCCGTTGTCGTAACAGCCGCGGTAAAGGCTGGCGTTGTGTCGTCGTCCGCGTACACGGTCAGCGTGCCGGCGGCCACCTCGACCTTGTTGCGCAGCACGTACAGCGCTTCCTTGACCAGGCGCCCGGAGCTGGCGCCGCCTGCAATATCGCGTCCCAGCAGGGCGTCGGCCACGCTGTTGCGCTCGCCAGCGGTCAGGGTCATGGCCGAGCCGACGGCGGCCGGGCTGGCCGGTAGGTTGTCGGTCTTGGCCTTGATGGCGGCAACTTCGGTGTCCACGGCGGCAAGGATCGAGGCGACTTCGGTATCGATGAATCCGGCAATGGCGGCCAGTTGCGTATCCATATTCGCGCTGGCCAGGCCGACAGCGGTACGCACGCCAGCGGCATCAAGCGTCGAAAGTCCTGTCGTTACCTCGGTCGTGAAGTCGGCAGCGGTCGCGGCGGCGGTGATCACGTTCGCGGCCATGGCGCCCACGCTGGCATCCATGCGGCCACCCACCAGGGCAGCAGGGATGCGCGCGTCAAGCGTTGTCCCGGTATCGACCAAGATAGCGGCCACGTCGGCGCGCTGGGCATCGGCATCAAGCCCGCCCGCATCGCTGATGATCAGGCCGCCAGCGGCATCTGCGGCAGCGTTCGGCAGGGCTGTGAGGCCCATGCGAACGGTGTCGTTGATGTCGTAGGCGACGAGGGTAAATTCCATCGGGCTTGCAGCCGCCGCGCTGGTCGTGATCATCACGTAGACCACGGCAGACCACGCACCAGAGGCGAAAATGGCGTCAGCGATGTCCAGGCGATACAGGCCTGGGGCCAGTGTACTGCTCACTTCCTTGAGTCCCCAATCAGCGTGAGCCGATGTCAGGGCGCCAAGATCGTTGAGTGAGCCCGTGTAGTCGGTCACGGTCACATCGTTGTCCGTCTCCACGCGAACGCCGCTGACGGTCAGATTCGCCGCCACAAGGCCGGTCTTGCCGCTGCCGTCCGTGCTGGCAGGGTCAGGGATGAAGACCAGAGTCGTGTAGTCGGTGAAGCCGACCTTGATTACTTGCTTAGCCATTCAGGCCTCCGTTCATGCCAGGATGACGAATCAGCCCACCGCCAGCGCCACCGGCACCGTCGTCCAAACCGCACACGCGCGGAAAGATCAGCGGGCGGCGCGTGGTAGTGCCAGCCGCCCATGATCCTGCGTCAAGACGAGAGCACATCATCCAGTCCTCGCCCATCGAATGCGCCTGAAGGTGGCCCGCTGCACTCACATCGAAATACTGAAGCGAAATTGATGTTGTCGTTGTCGGCTTCACTGAGATGCGGTAGGTCGTATTCGCCGTCAGGTCGTGCGCCTGGGTGAATGCAACATAGGTTGGGCGATTTCCACCCGTTGATACAACCGTGTTTCCATCTACTGTTACTGTTTCGAGCGCGGTCGTGCCGTCATAAAGAACTATGTCAGCGTCCGCCGCCGTGCCGCTGGCCGAGAACGAAACCATTGCGCCGTCGACCTGCACAGGAAACGGGAATGAAAACTCAAGCGCGTACTCGTCCGCACCGCCCGTATTCGAGGCATAGGATTGCGTAGATACTGCCGACACTGGAAGGGCCCCACTCAAAGTTCCAAAAGTGCCGTCACTAAACTCAAGCAAGACACATGGAATTGACGTGGATATTGCCCATGAGCCCGTGAACAAGCATGCTTGGCTGCGATGGCTAGATGTTGCCCCTGTGACATGCGTAACATTGAATGCATCCGCTGCTGTAAATGTCCCATATTCGATAACGATGGCGATTAAATCGCCTGGATTGACGGCCACATCCTCTACCAGTGCAGCAGTTTGGTGCCACGTGTTCGAGCTGAAGGTGGCTGCAGCTTCAAGAGCAAACCCGTTGGCCGTAGCTCCGAGAATCGTCCCCGTAGGCTGCGCTGGAGGGCCGGAAGCTGCTGACACGCTCTGTACCGATGTCTGGATGAAACTAAGTGCATTCAAGCTCACGGTGCCGGGGCGAAATCCAATCTTGCGAATGTTTTTAGCGGAGTGGTCTTTGGTGTCAACCAACCCGATAATTGCAACCTTCTCAGTGGACGCGTCCATTAACTGCGATGCGAACGACCAACTTGAAGAGACATAGTTCGGCATCTGCGGGAACAGTACCCCGAGACCATCAATGGTCTGCAAAGTCATACAGTCACCGTGAACCCGGCCAGTGCTGCGGCCTTGAATTGAGCAAGCGTCTTGCCTTCGTTGAGCAGCTTTAGCGCCACCTTGCAGAATGCCTCGACGTCGTCTTGGGTGATGGCCGAGCGCAGCTCAGGCACCAGCATGGCAACATCGCGCTCCTGCGCCCCTTTCGTCAAATGCACAACGGCATGATCGCCGCCGGCACACAGAGAGACCAGCTGAATCGTGACGGATGCCATTACATGCCCCCAGCAGAAGGACGGTTTCGAACGACTTGCCGCCCGTTCACCGCGGCGATCTTGCCGTCCGGCCCGTAGTCGACCATGACCGGCTTCGGCTCGCGCATTTCAGTGGCCAGTTGCTCGTGACGCTGGGCCAGGTCGCCCTGCGTCGTCAATACCTGCTGCAGCGCCTGGCTGACACCGTCGACCAGGGCGGCCAGGGAGGCGCGCGGCTGCGGCGCGCCGGTCTCGTCCAGCTCCATCGGGTTGTCAGGGTCGGCATCGTTGGCAGAGAAGGCGGCGGTGCGCGCCGCGTTGGCGTTCTGCATTTCCTGCAGCGCAATCTTGGTCTGCTCCTGCGTCGTCACCTTCCAGCGCTCCTGCTCGCGGTTGCGCTCGGCCTCGATGCCGGCGTAATGCGCCTTGACGCGCTCGATTTCAGCATCGCGCTCGGCCTCGATCTGCGCCTTGGCGTTATCGGCTTGAAGCTTGGCGTCGCATTCCTGCAGCTTGGCTTTGGCGTCCATCTGTTTGCCCTGCATCGTGAACTGGCCTTTGGCCTGTTCAACCTCGACCAGCGGATTGACCGGTGGCTTCTGGTTCGCCATCTTCTGCTTGAACTCTTGACTGTCTGGCGACAAGGCGAACTTCTCAGGCTGCTCGAAGCCGAGCGTCTTGGCCAGGTCCTCAAACATCGCATAGGCGTGCTGCGGATCCACCAGGCCGGCGGCAGCAAGCTTGTCTTGCAGGCCCGAGATAAGCAGCAGCTTCTCGCGCTTCTCCTCCTCGTTGCCCGTGCCAAGGCCAACCTTGGCCGTCATGTCCGTACGCTCCTGCCATTCCTGCGGGTTGACCTGCACCCACTTGCCGCGCATCTGCACCACGCGCGCCCGATCCTGGTGCTTGAGCAGCAGGGCATGCACCTGCAGGACTAGCTCCTTGACGCCGGTTTCGGCCAGCATGCGGGTGATCATCTGCAGCTTCTGGCTGGCCCGGTTCAGGTTTTCGAGGAATGCCCCCTTGGTGGCCTGCTTGAGCGTGTCCGGGTCCATGCCAGTCGAGGCGCGGGAAATGCCCGTGCGCCCCTCCTTGATCTGGTCCATGTAGTCGACCACCGGGAGGATTTGGCCAACGATCGGGGTCGTCATCACCGGTTCAGCGCAGCCAAGCACAGGCTCGTTGCCGGACACGCGCTTGACGCCGCCCGGCAGGGATTCCATGAAGTCGCGCAGGTTGACCCGCTCGTTCACGATCCATTGCACGTTGTTGGTCAGGTAGATGTTGTCGAGCAGCTGGCGCATCAGCACCGTCTTGATTTCCTGCAAGTCGGACAGTTCGTCGTCCAGCGACTCGCCCACGTGGCGGTGCGGCATGCGCTTGGCCACGAACGCGGTGAGGGGAACGGCAGAAATAGGCTCGTTCCATTCGTCGCCTGGCGGGAGCTTGTCGTTGACCGTGACGACCTTGCGCAGCTCGGCAATGCCGTCGCCGTCCCAGTCCACGCGGATATAGGCCTCGCAGTACTCGATTTCATCCATCGACCTGTCGCCATTCACGCCCAGCGTCGAGTCGCTTTCGTCTGACACCGAGTCGCGGGCAAAGCTCTGCGTGCTGTTGTCGCGCTCGCCGTATGGCGTGAGGTCGTTCACGAAGTCGCGGTCCATGCCCATTTCGATCAGGTCGGAGCGGGTCTTGCGCGTCACATGCTCGTTGAATGGGGAATCCTGCATCGAGCCGCGGGCACGCTTCGACACGCGCACTTCCTCGGTCGGCACTGCCTCGATGCACGCCTTGCCCTTGGTGCGCGTCACCTTCAGGCGTAGGTCCCACGTTTCCAGCGGCATCGGGCCGGCCGGGGCCTGGATCGTCGTTGTCACTGCTTCGGCGCCCAGTATCTCAACCTTGGCGCCCTGGCCTTCCAGCTTCGTGACCATTTGCATGATCTCGTCCATGGTCATGCCAGAGTATTCGTCCTCGGTGATCTTGGTCGTGACGTCCCAGCTGTGCTTTACGTATCCATTCTTGAGCAGCAGCGTGTCCTTGATGGCGTCGTGCAGCAAGATAAAGCCAGGGTTGTCCTTCATGATCACCTGGTTGACGTAGTCGCTCTCCTGCTCGGCGGCGGCTTCATCATCCGGGCCGACAGGATCGAATACGCCAAGGCTTCCCGACTGCGTGAAGGCGTTCATGATCGCCGGCATGGCCCAGTCGACAGCTTCGGCCAGGTCGCGGCTCACGATCTGCGAGCGGCCCTCCTGCTCGTTGCCATACGGGCGGCCGTGATAGTGATCCAGCGCCTTCGCCCGGTCATCGGACAGGTCGCCATCTTCCACGCCAAGCGAGTCCGCACGGTGCGCGCGGATGATCGCCAGCAGATCGCCGTCGGAAAGCTCTCGCTTTGTCACTCGTCGCCCCCGGGCAGTTCGATGGCTGAGAAGTCGGTGCAGCCTTGCCCTTCAAGGGCGGCATGCACGCGGGCTACGCGCTCCTTGCGCGACAGGCTGACCGACTGGCCGTCCCACACACGCATGGCGTACGCCTGCATCGGGTCGTCAAGCAGTGCGGCCTGGCCGTCTTCGGCTGGCTTGGCTGCTGGCTTGGCTGCTGGCTTTTTCATTTCACGTAACTCCTGTCAACTTTCAGTGGTTTGTCCCATTGGGACTTCGGCACCGGCGGCCGGGCGAACGTCAGGCCAAGCGCATCGGCGTTGTCTGGCGACCGAAGGCCGCGTTTCTTCATGTCCTTCTTGCTCTCCATGACCAGGGCTCCGTTGCTGTCATAGCTGTAGCGGATCTGGGTCAGGTCGGCGTGCAACTCGTCGCTGTCCGGCACCTGGGCAGGCTGGCTCTTGAGCCACTCGTTCATCAGGCCCCACATCTCGGCGCGCTTGTTCTTGTATTTCTTGGCGTCCAGCGGTGCTTCGCCGCTGTTCACGGCCACCAGCAGACGGCGGTCGACCAGCTCGAGCAAGCGGTCGTACACGCCGGCGCCCAGGCCGCCAACGTCGATAAACACGCGGTCGTCCTTCTCCGTCGTCAGGCCCAGCTCCTCGATCGCCATCTTCACGATGCCGACCACCTCCATGGTGTCCTTCTTCGAATACGGGCGGATCCAGTGCGCCTTGCGCCCCTGTCGCAGGCACAGCGACGTGCGGTCGTCCCCGAAGCGGGCAGGGTCCACGCCAAGGTGCCGCGCGCCCACGCCCTCGGCCTTTGCCTTGCGCGCCACCATCACGGTGGCCGGCTTCACGTAAGGATCGAGGCCAGCTACCTGGAACGCTTCGGCGGCCGTGGCTGGGTATTCCTGCTTGAACAAAATCGGGTCCTCCAGTTCGATGATCTTGGCGCGGCGCCAGACCATCTGCTCCATGCTCAGACCATAAGCGGCCTGGTACTCGTGCTCCTCCTCATCGAGGACGAAGTCGGCCGGTACCGCCTTGATGTATTCCGGCTGCATGTACCAGGCGACGAAGATCGCGATGTATTCGGACTGGCCGGACTCGGCCGCCTGCCACTGCTTGTGGAAGTAGTTGCCCAGTCCGTTGGCCGTCGATTCCAGGAATGCCTCGGTGCCCGGCTCGTCAGGGATTGCCTGCATCACGCCGGCGGCGTGCATCTGCGCATTCGGCCAGAACCCCACCTCGGAACCGTGGAACAGCTGCACCGTCGAGCTCCGGCCGACCGCCTTGTTCCCGGCTGTACCCACCCTGTAGCCAGAGTCCAGCTTGTCGAAGAACAGCTCTTTGGCGTTCGAAGCGCTGGTGCTGGGCTTGACCAGGGTTGGGCAGTGCTCGTGGTAGCGGTCGGCCAGCTCGAACAGGTTGTTGCTGGCGTCTTCCTCGTGCGTCAGGATGAAGGCCCGCACGCCCTTGCTGTGCGAGACACGCCAGTAGAAACGGCCCTCAACGTAGGTGGAGCAGCCCTGCTGGCGACCCTTGAGAATGATCGCGCGCACGCGGCCGGTGGCTGCGCGCTGCGCCTCAACCTTCTCGTGAATGTGCAGCTGGGCGACGTTCAACGTGAATGGCACCACCTTGCCGGACTTGGTCCTGATCTTGAGGCAGCGAGGGGCGTAGTGCAGGAAGTCGTCGCGCAGTCTGCGCCGGATCTCCTTTTCCCGATCACTCAAGCTCATCGAGCGCGGCTTCGTGGTTAAGCTTCAGGCCGCCGCTGACCTGGACTGCGGACAGCTTCGCGTGCACGTAGGGAGCCGCGGCGACTGCAGCCGCAAAGCAGCGCTCCTCGTGCGCAACCTGGTGGGCCAGATCAAGGCCAGGTGGGCACGGTGCGCGCATGCGCTTGAGCATGAATTCCAGGGGCGTGATGCCGGAAGTGGCAACCGCTTCCTGCAGCTCAAGCGTGCGCTTGTTCTTGATGCCCTTCGGTCGGCCGGCACCTTTTCGTGCGCCGCCTAACTTCTTTTTTGCTTCGGTTTCCATGATGTAGCAGCGCCCTTGCGGGTAGGTGCCCCTCGTGGTTGTTTATCGGATTCGTTCGAGCTGCGAGTCGTACTTGCTGGTGTAGTTGACCTGGTACTGCGGCGCCGCGTCGTCGCCAGTGTGGGCGGTCGTGATCTCTTGAGCTTGAGCATAGATCGCCTTGGCTGCGGCGTTCAGGTGCCACTCACCGCGCGGCAGGACGATGTGGTCGCCCACCTCCATGTCCTCGATGCGTTCTACTTGGGCCATGGCTACACCAGCCCGCGATTTGCGCGCTTGGCCATGACCTCGGCATCCTTCTGCGTCAGGTGCACGGCGATGTCGGTGAACAGCACGCGGTCGAAGGTTTTCCAGTAACCGTTGCTCCAGCGGGCTTGGTATCGCATGTGAGGCTCCAAAAAAAATGCCCCGCTCGGCTTGCACCGGCGGGGCGAAGATCCTCTCCTAAGGATCGGGAGACAGCAGGGAAACTCTTTACTCGGGCACCTCCTGCACCGGCCCGTTGCTCGGGATCAGGTGCCAGCCCAGCTCGCGGCGGACATCGTCCGGCTTCGGTGGTGGGCTTTCGTCTTTGGCGCGCCGCTGCAAATAATCGCGTACCGCTTCTTTCGGCGGGTGATTCGCTTGCATGGCAGCCTCCAAAGCAAAAGCCCCGCTGACCTTTCGGGGCGGGGCTTGCGTTTCTTCCGGGGTCGGCTCCGGCTCCCATTGGGAACCGGCCGCGTCTGGAAGACGGAATTAAGTTGTAGATGCGAAAGATACGCCTGTGATTTCCGCTTGTCAAGTTGGCTTGCAGGAATCACAGGCGCACAGGTCAGTTCGCGCTGGCCTTCACCTTGGTCCAGTACGCGCAGCCGTCGCCCAGCAGCTGGCGCGCCGGGCCCGCATTCGGCCAGGAGATAATCGAGCCGCTTGCCCAGCAGTTGACCATCCCGATCGACACGTTCAGCGTCAGGCCGGTGTTCGAGCCGGTGACGGACACGCAGGCGGCGCCGCAGTCAGCAACGAACTTGGCATATTTCGACCAGGCTGCGTCGTCGGTCACGTATTGCGTCCCGGACTGGTAGCTGACCATCGTGCGGTTGCCCGAGTCGGTGTTCCTCTCGATGCCAAGGACAACGGCCGGGCTGGTGCCATACGTCGTGGTGCCGGTGGCGTTCACGAGGTACGGTGTACCAGCATGTGCCGGGCTGAATGCCGTGAGGGCCAAGGCCACCAAGGCGACGACCAGCATCAAGCTGGCGAAGGGTTTGCTGTGCAGCAGTTTCATGGGTAGTTCTCCTAAGGGTTGCCCGCAAACCCGGCGGGCGCGGTGATGCGTTACCTATTACCGCCGTCGACAATGTCTTCGATGGCTTCCTGCGCTTCGCGGAAGCGGTCCACAAACTCGCTGGCCGGACGCAGCGGGATCGACAGCTTCCGGCAGACGACCTCGGGCCGGGCCTGCTCGATGTAGCACCAGTGCAGCAGCAGGCGGTTGAAGGTGGACAGCAAGCGCATGCCGCGCTCGATGGCGACTGCGTCCTGGTCGTCGGTGTCCTCGCGCACCTCATGGCCGCTCCACACATCGCCCAACGCTGCGCGGCTCATGCGCTCGCAGATCACGCCGGTCATGCTGTCCGCGCCTTCCTTGCGCCCGCTGAAGCACCACCGGGCCCACGATTCGAGCCGCGCGCCTATGTCCTTGTTTCCATTCATTGGCCGCCTTGCATCTGCTGCTTGCCCCAGCACCAGCCGGCCTGCCACTTGGTGAAGTTGATCGGGCCTTTCTCTGGGTCGGCGTACGGGTTCTGCCAGAATTCGAGGCCATCCCAAGCGGCCTGCCTACCTTCGTTGAAGATATCCATCACGCGTTCTCCTCGTATTCATCGCAGCGCTTGTCGGCCAGCACCTGCACCTGTCGCGGGTTCTTGCACCTGGCCGTGCCGTCGCGGTCGACCGTGCGGAAGCGGCAGCCTTTGCAGGTCTCGGCTTCGGCCTCGAGCAGCTGCTCCTCGGGGTTGCGGTACATGCGGCGTGGCAGGGCGGTCACAGGTACTCCGACTTGTCGCAGTCGCAGCCTTCCGGATCGCTCATGCGGCTGAACGCGGCGGCCAGGCACAGGGTCAGGCTCGCGCCCACCAGCATGCCGAGGACGATGGTGGACACGAATTGCAGGTAGGTCAGTTCGATCATGGGAGCTCCAGGGCAAATTGCGGTTTGTCGGTGGCGAGCGCGGTGATGGTGACGACCACGCGTGCCTCGCCGTCCGGCTCCATGCGTTCGCTGACGATGCGGCGGATCCACTTGTCGTCTTCCATCACGACATCCTTGAGCGCATCGCTGAGGACCTTCTCGGCGTTGCCAAGGTCGATGCACTGCACGGTGTCGTCCCACGCGGCGCCGGCCTGGCGCATGCGCTTCTGCCAGTCCAGCGGGCGGTGCGGGTACAGGCGAATGTCGAGCTGCACGCGCCCAAGGATGGGCTTGGTGACGCCGGCGGCGCGCGCGATGGCCTCGACGGCTTCCTTGAACGCCTTCGCCTCGGGCGTGACGTAAGTGATTGCCATCGGCCGCTTGCCCTTAGGCGCGACGGTGCGCGTTGCCCAGTAGCGGTTCGCGCTGATCGGGTAGGGCAGGGTCAGGGTAATCGAGTTCATGCGTTCAGCGCCTTCCTGAGCATGTCCTGGCCGGCCTTGTTGAGCGTCATCACGGTACGGCCGCCCACCTGCACCTCGAGCACGCCATCGGTCCACATGCAGCAGCGCATCTCGCCTACGTCAGGTGTTGGCACGCACCCCTTGTGCCCGGCCGGCTGGCGTTTGTAGGTGCGTTTCGCGGCTATCGCAGCCGCAGCTTCTGCTGGCGACTTCTCGATTTCGGCCTGGGCCTTCTTGCTAAGCTCGGCAACCAGTTCCTTGGGAAGGGGCACAGCTTCCTGTTTTTCGACCGCAGGCATGGGTTTGGCCGGAACAATCCCGCACAGTTCCCAGGACATCACCTTGCCGCCGCCGGACAGTGCCGACAGCGCGCCCTTGATGCGCCCCTCGTTCGCCAGCTTGGCCAGCAGCATCTGGGCTTCGGAAAAGTCCACGTCCAGCTGGTCGGCGATCTGGCCGGTCTTGATGCCAGGCGAGCGCCCGACCATCGCAATAATCTTCTCGTTCATCGTATCCCCTTGATTTTTATGGAATATTTTTTCTGCTGCTGTTGCGCTGCTACCAGCCCACTACATCGCCATCGGTTTCTGCTTGTGCTCTTCCGGCAAACCGGCCTTAACGACTGCCAGAAGCTCGACTTCGAGCCGGATCATCCATTCGTCCAAGGAGTTGCCGTTCTGCATCAAATCCTTGCGCTGCGACTGCATCAGGTCGTGGTTGATGCGCTCGAAGGTCTGGCGCCAGGCCGGATTGCGAGACCGGCAACGGATGTCGCGGATCGTGTTTGCCAGCCACACGTTGCGGTTGATCTCGACTGTGATCGCTTGGACCTGGCCCGGCTCACAACCCTTGTGCACGTGGCACACGAAGTTGCCGCCGCCAGTGTCGTCGCTCATGGTCCCGAGCATCGGGCAGCCGTATGCGGCGCAGAGGTAGCTCGGGCGGTCTGCGGTGCGGTCGGGGTGGCTCACGCTTCGATCCTCCGGATGTTGACCTGGGCGAGTAGCTGCAGCGCGCGCGGTGTTGGCGCTTCGAGCTGGGGCGCGATAGTGCGGGCGTGCTCGATACCGATTCGGCCCTTCTCGACGGCGATGCGCATGGCCTCGACGCGGCCGTGCTGATCGTGTCCGAGGGACGGCGTCCACTTGGCCGGCAACCGCTGGTCGCGCGCTGTCGTCATCGCCTTGGCGTAGGCTTCCAGGAAGGCCATGCGGGCGGCAACGTTCTGCCGGCCATCGAGCAGCGGCTCAGCGACGAACCAGGCTTCGCGCATCTCCTCGGACCAGACCACCGACATGGATTCATCGAACGGCATCAGGGCCCACGCCTCTTGCGGACCGGGCCTGCCGTCGTCGATACGAGCGATAACCGCGGCGACGTTGAACGGCTTGCCGTCAAGTTCCTTGCGGCAGCGCGTGAGGGCGGCCAGCACAGCCGGTTCGTCGAAGCCGTCCAGGTCGGATGCGAGCAGCGCTGCAGCGGCCGGGGTGTAGACCTTCCCGCACAGCTCGGCAGTGGCGGCAATCGCCATGATCAGGGCTTCACTTGCTGGCATTTGCGGCCTCCTTTTCGGCTTGTTCGCGCTCCCTGGCCGCTGCAATCAGCGGTGCGAAAGCGTCCAGGTTCGTCTGCGTGCGGTCCACCTGCTGGGCGCGGGTGGCGGTCATCTGCGTGCTGGTTGCCCACTCGGTGCGCAGCTTCTCGCAGTCGGCCAGCAGGAGACCGACCGGGTGCATTTTCTCGACGTAGAAGCGGTGCCGGTGCCCGACGTAGAAGGCGGCCACATGCTCGGCGTCAGCTGCGCCGATGCGCTTGACGAGCTGCGAGAGCTGGCCGTTCACCATCGCGTTTCGGACGGGCTCGACGTTGTAGCGCTGCCAGTACGCGTTGGCGTAGGCGACCCATGCCTTGCCGGTGCCTGGTTCGGCCGGGGCTTTTGGCTTTCTCGGTTTTTTTGCCTTCGGGGTCGCGACCGACAGGTCGTCGAGAAGGGGTTGCTTTTCTGGTTTAGGTTTTAAATCCCTTACTTCTCCCTTACCTCTCCCTTTACTCTCCCTTTCCTCTCCCTCTCCCTTAAGAGTCGTTTCCATTGGAAATTCTTGGAATTCCTCAGGAATTCCAAATACATCCTTTGGAATTCCGAAGGATGATTGCTCCGGTTCCGCTGGAAAATCGAGTTCCTGCAGCCCTTGTGCGATTCGGATTTTGTTGGCTTTGCGGATGCGATCGCACTCTTTTTTCCAGGCGTAAAGCACTTTTTTGAACCAAGCAGCGTTCGCCATTTCAGCCACGACGGAGTGATACAAACGACCGTCCGAGCACTTGATCCAACCGCGCATCGCTTCGGCTTTTATTTTTTTCCAGCGCTTGGGGTCGCACATCGCAAAATCGGCAAGCACGTCATCATCGTCTTCAAGTGAGGCCGCTGGCTTCTCGTGCCAGCTCGCTGTCCATAAGTTCATCATGAAGAATGCGACTTCCGGCATGCGTTTTGCGACGAGCCACGCTTTCGACCTGCGCAAACGCGCGATGTCGAGCGGCATCGTCGGAAAATTGCGCAGTTCGCAGTCGGGCGGCGTGAGGGGTTGCGGGAGGTCGGTCACGCCGTTTGCTCCCAATCAATGTGGCGACACGCAGCCGGCGCAGCATGGGATTGCTGGGACTGCGCGTGCAATTGCACATACGGTGTTTGATCGCCAGGAATAGCCTCAACGGCAGCAGAAAGTTTTGCTGATAGGTCGAGCCGGTCGTATTCTTCTAGCCATGTCGCCAGCGCAGGCGCGTGCCAGTTAAAGCCGTGCGAGTCGCGGGTATGGCCGGCAAAGAACGCCTTGCGCGCACGGCGCTGGATCTCGGCGATGGTGACGATCATTTCAGCCCCGCCCGCTTGATCAAATCCTGAAGCTTGACCAGCTCTGTCAGCAGCTCAGCCTGGGCTGCTTCCTGTTTTGCGTCCTGATTTGAGAGGAACTTCTCGGCCAGGTAGTGAATGGGCGTGAAGTCGCGCGTCTTCTCCATGTAGCGCTCCAGCTCGTCAATGCTGAAATGGCGCGATGGGTCGGCGCTCAGCTGCACGGATAGGTTGCCCGGGGCCTGGTCGAGGTCAATGGCGACACGGCCAAGGCCGCGCTGGTACACGCCAGCAGCCACGCATTCACGCAAACACGGGTATCGGTCGACTAGGCCGGGGTCAAGGTCAAGCACCAGTTGGGTGCTGTTGATAATTCCTGAGCTCATCTTTTATCGCCGGTTATCAATGGTGGGTAGGAGAATCCCTACGTCGTATTTCCAATTTGAAACAAAAAAGGCGCGACGAAGCGGCGCCGGGTTGGCGCTGCTGGTTACTGGGTCGGGTCTGGCGGGGGCGGCGGGTCCTCGAATACGTCGGGCCGGGCCAAGCGCAAGAACTTGAGCTGGGCCTTTGGGATGCCGTCAGTGCGCCATTGAGAAACGGATGGCGGCTTGATGTCGCAAATACGAGCCGTTTCCGAGGTGCCACCGAGGCGGTCGATGATGGTGTTGGGGTCTTGGATGTCCATAGGATCTTATTTTAGGCATGCCTAAAACAATATGCAAGCTATTTTTAGGCTGGCCTTAGCTGAAAAGAATTAGGATTACCTAATGGATGAATGGAAAACAAGATTGCGCCAAGCTCGCGAATCCCAGGGGCTCAACAAGACGGAATTTGCGAAATTGGTAAGAGTGTCGAACCCAACGGTGACCGATTGGGAAAAGGACGTGCTTGATGGAGGTATCCGGGAGATTACGGGCCCGAAATTAATGCGTGTGTGCGAGGTTCTGAAGGTTGATCCGGAGTGGCTGCTTAATGGCCGGGAACGGATTCCTGTGGAAGTGAGCAGCGGGGGCTTGGCTGACTCGATGAAGTTGACCTGCGAGACGGCAAAGGAGTTGCTCCTGCTTTCAGTTTATCGCCTTGCGAATGAGGACCAGCGGAGGCTTATCGACATTGCGGTTGATGAGGTGCGGCGCGAGCTCGATGGCAGGGTTCAGCATCAGATTTAGTTTTGGCTGGCGCAGCTTGTCTGGCCAGGATTTCGCATATTGCAAGGCCTGCGACAGCAACTTGGTGCGGGCCCAGGAATTCATCGTTTTGTAGGCCTCAGTGAGGTCCGGAAGTTGCTCCATTTACCGCTTTCTTTTGTTGTCGGGATATTTACTATAGTCGGCAAAGGTGCTCGTGAAAGTCATGAAAAGACGGGGTGTTTTACGCGCTATTTAAGAATGAAAAGTCACGCAATATTCACAAATGGAGACGACATGAAATTCTGGATTTCCCTTATTGCAATTGCGTTGGCCGGTTGTGCATCGACAGGGCCGGTACCAATTGGCAAGGATACGTACATGATTTCAAAACAAAACGCCGCAGGGGCTTTTGGTACTTCTGGGGCGGTTAAGGCAGATATTATCCGCGAAGGTTCGGCGTTTTGCGTGTCATCCGGAAAGGTTTTCCAGCTTGTTTCCAGCGCAGGTAAGGAGGCTAGTTACACCTCCAACCCGGTAGCAGAAATTAGCTTTATGTGTCTATCTGAGGGTGATCCAGAGATAGCGCGCCCGAAACTGCGAAAAGAAGCTGACGCGGTGATCGAAGTTAGAAAATAACCCCACCCATGGTGGCGCGGAAAGGATGTATGGAATCGACGGAATTTCGCCTCGAGCAACTGGAGCACACCTTGGATTCTGCTGGGGGTGCGCAGACAGCTATGTTCGCCGGACTGGGTTATCTTCTTTCGACACACAGAGGTAATCCACAAGCCATTGCAGTGATCGGCAACGCGCTTGAGGCCGCACGTGTCGAAATGATGAATTCTCCAACGGCGTCGGATTACAAAGCTCAGGCTTTTGATGAAATTGCTGAAACGATGCTTGAATTGCTATCTTGAGCGCTTTTATGTGAACGTCGCCTTGCTTACGTACGGCCGCTTGGCGCCGCCTCTCAGCTACCGGCATCACTGTATCCAGCAGCACTTGAAGCTCGCTCCATCGCGCTATTTGGCCACCACCGAAACTTTCTTTTCTGTGTAATGTGTAGTCCAGGCGGTCGTTGTTCCGTAGATAAATCGTCAAAATCGCCTTCGGCTTAGCGCTCATCCCACTCTCCCATGACCCGCCCAGTGCGGGTTTTTTTTACGTCCGGACATTCGTGCGTGTGCTCAGTGTAGCAAAGATTTTAGGTGTGCCTAAAATAGTTCTTGCAATTGTTTGAGGTATGCCTAATAATTGAATCCTAAGCAAACACACCACAACCGCCGCAAAGCACGGCGAACCACTGGAGAGAAGCATGGGACACAAGGACATGGATTGGACCGCAATCGACCGCGAGTACGAACGGCAGGGTGAAGCCGACGACGCATTCCAGGCGCGCCTGGCCGAGCAGACGAAGGTGCATGCCGCCGCGATTCGCACGAACATCCAGACGGGCCACGCGCAGACGATCGAGAGCATCACCGAGGGCCTGTGCGATCGCCTGGGCCGCAGCGGCGTGACCGAGAAGATCGTGCGCGCCTCACTTATCGGTGGCCCGCTGACGGCCGGCCAGCTGCTGCTGGACCTGATCAACAAATGCGTCGAAGCCGATGCTGAAAATGCCGCCCTGGTCGAGCTGGACCGGGAAGAGCGTGCAGGCGGGCTGGACATGGCTGCTATTCGTGCTGCGGCGCCTGAACTGCGGGTGCCAGCATGACCTACAAAGTCACCATCGACTTCAAGCGCGGGCCAAGCTTTTCGCTTGAGGTGACCACGCCGCGCAAGGAAGACGCGATCGAGCAGGCCACCGCCTACGCGCGCGGTTGCGGCTTCGACGCACCGGTAAAAAAGGCCGTGGCGGTGCCGGTATGAGCGCGCGCAACACCATTCATTGCCAAGAGTTCCACGAACTGGCCATGGACTATCGCGGCGCCAGGCCAGACAACGCTGAACTGGCGTACCAGGCGCTCCTGGCGTATATCAACAGCCGCATACATGGAAGTCTGCGCGACTACTTCGCGGCACAGGCTCTGGCCGGCATTGCCTCCGCGGTGGATGTCAATTCGACCGTCTACTGGCGCGAGATCGCAGCCGATGCCTATGCTGCTGCCGACGCCATGCTTGCGAAGGGTGCCAAATGATCCGCCGCGGCCTCAGCGCCCTGTGGCAGGCATGCGAAGACCACCAGTGGCTTCCGCTGACCATCGCCGGCGTGCTGCTGCTTATCGTGAACACGCTGGATGCACCGTTTTAACTCAACCACCAAGGACTAGAAATGAACGAACTGACCACCCAGGGCACCGAATCTTTTTCTCTGACTCCCCGCAGCCTGGCTGAAGCTATGGAATTCTCAAAGATCATCGCCTCTTCGGACATGGTGCCGAAGACCTACCTGAACAAGCCGGGCAATGTCCTGGTCGCGGTGCAAACCGGCGCAGAACTGGGCCTGAAGCCGATGCAATCGCTGCAGGGCATCGCCGTCATCAATGGCAACCCGGGCGTGTGGGGCGATGCGATGCGAGCGCTGGTTATTAGCCATCCTGAATTTGAGGATTTGCACGAGGAAAAAACAGACCTCTACTGCAAATGCACGCTCAAGCGCCGTGGGCGTTCGGCTGTGGTCGTGTCGTATTCAATGGAAGACGCGAAGAAGGCGGGCCTGGCCGGCAAGCAGGGGCCATGGCAGACGGCACCGAAGCGGATGCTGCAGATGCGCGCCTTCGCCTTCGCTGCCCGCGATGCGTTCGCTGACGCCTTGAAGGGCATCAAGTCGGTCGAAGAGCTGCGCGACTACCCACCCGAGCCGGAGCGTGACATGGGCGCCGCCGATGTCGTGCAAACGCCGGACCCAGCCTTCGATGCCCTGATCCAGGCGGCCAGCGCTGCGGCCGTGGTCGGTACCGTTGCCTACCAGGCGTTCTGGAAGGAGACTGGTAAGGAAAACCGAAAGCTGCTGGCCGACCACCACGAGACCTTTAAGCAGGTGTCCGAAAAGGCCGACCGTGATAACGAAGCGTCCAATCCAGAGCCTGTGGCTGATGCGTCTAACGCCGACTTCGTCGCTGAAATGGACGCTGCCCAGCAATGAAGCGCGAATTCACCATCTTCGACTGCGCGCAGCGCTCCCCGGAATGGTTCGCTGCGCGCGCCGGCCTGGTGACTGGCAGCAAGGCGAAAGTGGTGTTCATGAAGGACGGTACTGCCGGGCGCGACGATTACATGCTGCAGCTCGCGCTCGAGCGGCTTACCGGCGTGGTAGAGCCAGAGCCGTACGTGTCGGCCGAAATGAAGCGCGGCATCGAGAAGGAGTCCTGGTGCCGCCTGGCCACCGAAGTGCAGTACGGCGTGACCATCCGGCAGACCGGCTTTTGCCGACACAACAAGCTGATGATCGGCATGTCCTTCGATGGCGACATTGACGACTTCACTACGTTCACCGAATTCAAGGCGCCAAAATCGAAAACGCACATCAACTACATGCGCGCCAAGTCGCTGCCGGCCGAGTACATGCCGCAGGTGATGCATGGCCACCTGGTTTCGAGCGCCAGGCATTCGATCTTCTGCAGCGGCGACGACCGGCTACCGGAAGGTCTGG